TTAATAATAATAAAGAAAATAATAATAATATTAGTGACGGTAAAGGTGAAGGTAAAGTATACACCAATAATAAATTCAAAAATAATAATAAATTAGTTAGAGCCAAAAATAAGGATCCGCCGGATCCTCCCGATATACTTAAATATCTAGATAACAAGAACAGGGAATATTTCAATTACTACAAGTACCCAATACCTGTTCAAAATAAAGATGTGGCAAATGACATAACAAGCAAAACTGGAGTCATAACCATGAGTTTAGATGACTATAACAATTATAACAGCAAACAATCATTTAAAGGTGCATATGTAACACCTGTTGCAAAACCATGTAGAGAAACAAATAAGCATCAAGGGGCACATTACCTAAGAAGTATAGCAGAAAATCAGAATATAATTGAAAACATCAAATATATGACTACAGATGAACATAATGTTAATAGACCTATACTAGACATAAATGCAACTAGAATACTAGAAGCGGGATTCTCCCCATTCATATTATGTCCAAACACTCAAGGTAGCGATGCAGATCGAGTCAAGAGAGTAAAAGATAAGGTAGAATTCTTACAACAAAAATACAAACAAATAATTACAAAACATAGGGAATTCATGATACAAAAGACAAAAATAGAACAAGAAAAGAATAAAGAAATTGAGATGCTTAGGGAAATGAAACAAATAAAACTACAAATGATGAGAGAAAAATTAGACAGACAAGATCAGGAGGAAGGTTATCTAGATAATGAAGAGCCAGAAGACCAACCATATGATAGAGTGCCAGAAAATGAAGTAGAAGTAGAAGATGTTAAGATGACAGAGCAACAAATGGAGGATGCTCTTGACCAGGAAGATGAACAACCAGATGATGAACAAGAGAGCTTAGAAGAACAAGATAAAGAAGATAGTGAACATGAAAACCCAATATGGACCACAGAAGACCAAGATAATTATGAAAAGAGTTGCCCCGTAATAATAGAGAAAACATTACAACAATTCTTTGATGAGGATTTTGAAGAACAAAAGGAAGATTATGACTTGAAAAACTTACTAATAAACATGACTGACGTACAATATTACATAAGTAATGATGACATATACAAGATTGGGGAGAAATTAAATGATGGTACAATAGCAGTAGGCTTAGTACATGTACCAAAATTCTTTGACACTCAAAAACACAATATTTATGTAGGAAATCAAAAAGAAGGATCAGTAAGATTACACAGAAGATTGAAAGAATCAAGAGAGAGACAGGAAATAATAGGATTGAATCTACAAGAGTCAATGGTGTACCAACAAATGAAGATGTCTACTTACCCTCCTGAGATAATGAAACTAGCAAAAGAGTTAGACAAAGTAGGAAAAATTTCAAATCAAACTAAGAGTAGGACAATTGATGACTATGAAATAGTAATGACAATGGAGATGGTTGGCAATGATCACATATACACTCATGATATACACATGTATGAAATAACAAAGAATAGAATAAACCTCATACCGTACACACAAGGAGAATATGACTTCATTTTAAAGTTAATAGTAGATGACAGATATGACATGCAAGGAACAGATTATATAAGATACCACATAGTTAAAATAACAAATCCTACTGTTGAGGACATACTAGGTGAAAATATCAATGAAGATGGTTATGACTACTTTGAAATCAAGCAACAAATGCAAGAAATATTGAATATGAGGAAACCTAAGAAACCTATACCACCAAAATCACCCAATGCAAAGAAAAAGTATGATGCAAAAGTGGCAAAACAGAAATATGAGCAAGAGATGAAAGAATATAAAGAGAAAGCAACCAAGAGGAGAGTAAAAATAAATGAATTCCAGACTAGATATAATGCAAATAAAATTCAATTTTCAGAAGATATAGCCACTAAAGAAGATGAAAAGACACAAAAGAATATACAAACTAACATAGGCTCTGTAATCAATAAAGACAACACACTTATTTTTGTAAAAAGAGAAACAGGGAGGATCGTAAACTATTATAAAAAGCAAAAATTAAACATTGAAAAGATAATAGAACAACAAGAAGGAGTCCAATATGATAGACAATTATTAAACAAAGTAATAACAAAGATGCTACTACTACCAACATTAGATGCGGCGGGATTTAAAGGATTAATAACATATATAAATAGAGAAAAACCTGACTTGGACATGATCGACCACATTTTACCTATACTTACATTCGCAATACAAAAGCTTGCAACCATGGAAACTGGAATACTATTTTTAACAAAATCAAAAATGACGTGTAATATTAATGACATCAAAGACGGAAAATACACAACCATGCCTACTAATTTATATGACGCATTCACGCATGGTCGGCTGACAGAATACATATCATATGCTATAAGGGAAGCAGTATCCCTTAACACCACAAACAACTCAAGTCCTTTGGACTTGGGTTTCTAAAAACCGTCAATAATGCCTCTCATGAGCCTCGCCAGCTCATTGACGCTACTTACTATTCGGCGAACATAGAAGAACATGCAAAAGAAAATATAATGATTGGCACACATGCATTCATTGACTCTTCTTCACTTAACAAGAATAATCTAGGATCGTTAACTCAATACATTGGAACTTATGGAAAATTTAGACAAGGTATTAAACTTACAAACAAGTTGAAGAATAAATTTAAAACAACACAAGAAGTACTGCATGAAACATACAATATAGACCCAGGAGTAGGACATCAAAAATTGCCCAGAGCAATGATATACATAAAGGACTCAGCACTCAGACGCACAGCCAGGGAGAAGAACCCGGATTATTATAGTAAAATAGATGAAAATAAAATCTACAATGATACTATAGATAACATAAAAGTTGAAGACGTACCATGCCCCAAAGCAATAGGACCCCATGAACACGGTAGTAAGAAGATATTATTTGAAAAGATATTGAATATACATGGAACTGACACAACAGCAATGGGATGGGGTAATTGCCATCACACAATTTTCGCAGCAGCAAAGAGACAACTACGTTCAGCACCAATGCCCAGCAAAGAAATGGCCCAAGATTTCCTACAATTCTCAAAGAAATTCATAAATAAATATATTGGAGAAGACTTGAAACATTTTGGATACAGTTATGCTGATTGGTTCAATCACTTACCTAAGAGAAAACAAGACAACATGATCCGGGTACAACAAGCACTTAATCAGGTACATAACTCAGATATGACAACACGTGAGCTGTTAGAATTATTCGCAATGCATTATCAAGCAATATGTAAAGTAGAAATTCAAGAACTGGATGGTAAACCACGCATGGTATGCTCAATACCTGATTTGATAAAATATGTAATGGGACCTGTTACATGGCACTTGGAAGAACTGATGGCTGAAAAATTCCCTGGATATTGTGGAGGTAAAAATTTAACAGAAATGGAAGATGAAATAAATGAACTGATAGACAAAGGATTTGATAAAGTAGTTGAGGGAGATGGATCAGCCTTTGATAATACACAAGACATATCTTTAAAACAAGTGGACCATTACATATATGAACAAGTAGAATCATCAATATACCATGTACCAAGCTGGTTATACAGGATGGTGTCACACCTATACTACAAAATCATGGACGTAAATGTGTTAGAAGGCAGGAGAGTTAGGACAATAATGACATATCACGTACTAGGAACAGTATTCTCAGGGGATTGTGACACGACGCTTGCAAACACACTAAGGATGGCACTGTATAACCATTATACATGTTACAAAGCTGGGCTACAATTGGAAAGGGACTACTATCTATTCTCTAAAGGGGATGACTTCTCAGTATTATTTAGAAGCAAAATACCTGACACATTGATAAGACAAGCATATGACAACACATTCTTAACAAAATACAAGGCAACAAAAGAAAAACCAACTGACACACGATCAGAAAAACTGGGTCAAATATGTAAATTTTTGGAAATTGGACGACCTGATTCATTCAAATTTTGTTCATTAAGATCATGGTACAAGGATATATACGGACATATTACACTCACACGTAATCCTCAAAAGTTATTCACACTTGCACAATATTCAAGAAAAACTAAGACTATGAGTCTACAACAGCGCTATAATTATTTACTTGATCAAGCACAAGCACTTGACACAACATATAAGGGCATTACTATATTTGATACTATGTCAACATTATATAAACAACATGCCCAGCAACTTAAGAACTACACAACACAACCAATTAAGAGGAGAACAATAAAAGGAGACCAGAGGATAAACATTCTAACAAATATACCTGGCTACGAGGATACCAACTTAGAGCAGTTCTACCATATCAAACATAGGCACAAGCAGGTAAAAATAGGAGATGATTACTGGGAGACAATGAAATACATTGAAAATCAAACAACAAGGTTGTTAAGTGAACAAGAAGCAAAAATAGTAAACGCACAAATAGAGGCAGAATTTTCTAGCAATGAACTTCACGCATTATTGACGGTCAATAAAACACATGCAAGCTAGTAAAAATTCAAAAGTTAAAGGTAAAAATAACAAACCAAAAACAATACAACGACGCAGGATACGCAGAAGGTTAGGCAACTTATTACCCAACAATCGGAGAAGAAGAAATAACATAATAAGAAGTAGAAGAATAGCAGCGGCAAGCGCCAAAACTATGCTTAAGAAATTCACAGTCTTGAGACAAAATGGAAACTCAGTAAGAGTAACAGGGAGAGACTTAATTTATCCAATACCTGATACACTCACAGCACCAATACAAACAAGCAATGTCATAGCAGTGATACCAGCTAACCCAGCATACTGGTTAGGAACACGTATAGCAGCCTTAGCAGCTGGTTATCAAACCTATAGACCAATCAAGTTTAAAATTAATTATATACCTATATGTGCAGTCACTCAACAAGGTAACGTCATAGGGGGAACAATCTGGGACGATGGATTTGACACCCAAAATATACAACAATCACTCAGAACTTCAAATGGCGGGTTTCTCACACAATGTTATGTGCCATACTCCACTACAATACGACCTAAAAGTAACTTACCATTTAATTTATATAAAATAGGTGGTGAATTCAATGATAAAACAAACCCCTTTGTATTCATAGCAATAGCAATAGGCTGCACAGACACATCACAACAAAGAATAATACCAGGTTATTTCTATGTAACATGGTCATTTGAACTCAAAAATCCCATAGGTGCAACTAATACATTTTACAACTCAGGGTTAATATTATATAAAAATATATCAACTAACATGAATAACACAATAATAAACATTTCCACCACAAGTGATGTGCCATTTGGCGCTTATATAGATGTAGAATTGGAAAATAATGCTGCTGTACCTTATTATAATGAAACACCTATACAAATAGATGGTGAAACACCAGTGTGGATGTTCTCATCAGTGACTAAAACAACAAATGCTAGTCAGACTCAACTCATACCTATATACTATACATCTTTAACAACGGAAGGCAATGTAACAGTAACATCCACAGACACGGCTACACCTCAAACAATCACACCAATAGCGATAGTAATAGATAAGGGTGATTACTATGAGATACACGAGTTTGAAGAGATAGACCACCCTACTGTACCATCAGTGGCAACAGTTATATACACAGTTCAGGCAGATATCATCTATAGTATAACTGAACAACAGATATTCGGATTATTTGAAACACAGACCATCAATAGCATATCAGGTTACGTTCTCATCGTCAACAAGTATAAAGCAACAAAAGACAAATTTATACTTGAACCTTCAACTAATAATAACAAAAATGCCACTCAGAAAATTAATAATATCAGGCTTCTCAATAATAAGTTGAATAACCTAACAATACAAGAAGAAAAAGAGAACAGAAGTGAATCAGAAGATGGAGAGACAGAGATGATTATCACACACAAGTCAAAATCAAAAAGCAAGACCAAGCCAGAAAAACAAGCAAAACACGACTTATAAAGAAGAAAGCTCTAACTAACGGAAAAGGCCTACACTCACTAACTCACTCGTAGACTCAAGTGCTAGATAGTAAGGCGTTATAATTAATTGTAAATACAAGACCTTACTTGCACCACCTCTGTGTCTACTAGATGAGGGAGAGGAAGATAAAAACAAAAACAAAGCACGGTGTATACTTTACTTTCACCAAAATTTACAAGCGGGAACGCC